GCGATGTAGCGGCGGCAGTGGCAAGCCGGGACATTTTTCAAACAATTTCGATGAGATGGATGGAATACGTTGTCGCATAGGTGTTGCCGGTCTACGGCCTCGTAAAACACCTCCACCGGATCAGGTTTCGGCGGTGTCTGTGCGGCGATGAGGACGCCAACCGCTTCGCGCAACTCCCGGTATAAGGCAACGTCTGCACCTTCTTTCATGTAACCCTTCGCAGCCTCAATCACCGCATCCTTCAACGCCTGATGTGGGTCGGGGGTGGGGAGGGGTTCGATGTATTCATTCATGACGGGCGTGGTAATTGTCGTGCCAAAGGCACGGCTCACCACCACACTCACTGCGTCGCTTTCCGCCAGGTCCACACGCAGCCCGACGATATCGCCCGCTTTCCATTTGGTCATTGCTTCGGCTCCTTCATCTTGGCTTCCAGCCGGGCGATGGCGGCAAGGATCGTTTTTGGGTGCGAGTCAGCGCGGACAATCGCTTTTAGTTTTTCAAACGAATCAAGCGGCGCGCGTTCGACTTCGACGGCGACGGTTGCTTCGAACAGTTTGATTTCCGCGTAAGCTTCTTCCTTCGATTCACTTGGGGCGGCGTTGTATTTCAGCGCCGCGTCCACCAACTCAGCTTCAGCGTCAGTCATGGTGCGGGGGATAGGTTCGATCAATTCTTGGTCAAGAATTGCCATACCACCTCTGACGCGCACCTTGGGCCACCCGCTTGTGGTCATATCCACCACCCGCAACCCGATCACATCGTCAACTTTCCATTCCATGTTTTGTCCCCTTATTTCATTGGTGCCAATTGGCGCAGGTCGCATCGGGCGGTGAGAATTATTGCCCCTGCCTTTTGCAAGTCTTCCATAGTGCCGGTTTTTGCGACCAAGCACATATCAAGGTTGGCAAACACACGCTCGGGGGGTGCAATTTGCACTGATCCCATTAAGGCGATGACCGCCATTGAAAAAACGCCCATAACTTATTCCTCCGTTGGCCATTCCCGTTTTTGAGCCTCAAGGAAAACATCCAACGCAATTGGGTGAAACGGTGGCAGTGGTGAATTGCCGGCCAACAAACGCGCACGTTTGGCGGCGGCAACGGGATCGAATGGAACCTCAATTTGTCGTTTATCTTCAACCCGGCCCACATCTTCGGCGGGCAATGGGGGAAGCTTTACGCGCGGTGGCAATTTCAACCGAGTGCGCAAGCTGTCCACGCCTTTTACGGTCAGATGAAACTCGTCAGCCAACTGCTGACGAGTGGCACCCGCATTCCAGGCTTCTGTGAACTTCTTGTGCGTCTTTTTGGGAACGCGATCAATTCGCGTCAACAAGGGTGCGGATGCCATTAGTAATTCCTAAAACGGGATGTCGTCATCGAGGTCAGGGGCCTGCGCGGCAGGTGCTGCCTTGTAAGCAGGCCGGTCGTCGCCGGACGCACTGTCCTTTTTGCTATCAAGCAAAATGATCTCGCCCTTGAATTTTTGCAGGACGATTTCAGTCGTGTATTTTTCGTGCCCGTCTTTGTCGGTCCACTTGCGCGTTTGAACCGCGCCTTCAATGTAAAGCTGCGAACCTTTCCGCACATACTTTTCGACCACATCGGCAAGCCGGTCGTTGAAAATCACAATGCGGTGCCATTCGGTCTTTTCCTTGCGCTCGCCGCTGTTTTTGTCTTTCCAAACATCGCTTGTGGCGATGGTCATGTTGACGATTTTGCCGCCGTCCTGCGTGGTGCGGACCTCCGGGTCTTTCCCGGCGCGACCAATCAAAGTCACCTTATTCAAGCTACTCACTTATCGTCTCCTGTTGCTGGTTGGTCAAAGGCAGCAAGCGCGCCGGCAACGGCTTCATCAACGCGCTGTGCCAGTTCCGGTCGGCGTTCACTGAGCGCCTTCCGCTGTTTCACCACGTCCGCATCGGCGGTCATGGCTTGCAGTTCTTCAATGGTCGTAACGGCCTTCACGCGCTCCACAAGGGCGTCAGCAAGGTTTGCGGCCTTATCCACGTCAGCCACGAGCGGCTTAATGGTGAACCCCTTCTTGCTGCCCCTGGTGGCCGTTAAAGCCATGGTCATCGTCGTCGTGATGTGGCTTGCATGGCTGATCCGTATGCCTCCAACAGCGAGACCGCCAAATTGGACCTTTTCATCCCGATAAAGTGTCAGGCTTCGGCCTACGTATGCGCTGCCATCCGGCCCCCAAATGTTAATCAGCGCCCGCCGCATGGACTTGCCCGGCTTGTAAGGTTTGCCGCCGTCACCTTCAAAGCCAATCGCAATCGGCTGGTCCGGGTCTGGCGTCGGGCTGACCTTCGTGATTTTGATGGTCAGCGAACCGCCGCCCAGCAAATCGTCGGCGTTGAGTTGGTCGGACTTGGCGATGACGGTTTTGCGCAGATCAATCATACAATGATCTCCATTTCATCCTGGCGCATGCGGCGCTGCGTTGGGAATGTGCGCATTTCGCCCGACTCAATCATGGCCGCATAACGCTGATGATGGTCTTGAAGCCGGCCTTCAAACGCGGACGCGGCGGCGATGATGGCAGCTTGGATGCGTTCATCGGGTTCAACGCGAATCACGGCCATAGGCAACCCGCCGCAATAACTAATGAAGTCGCACCACTTGCGGCCCGACACCAATAGCCCGGTTTGCACCTGCATCACATAATCGTCGGGCATACTCCCGTCGATGATGGTTTGCACTTGATACTTTTGCCGGCGCGATTTGCATTCAATCAGACCGTCATCACCCACAAGGCCATCGGGAGAATACCCAATCGTAAACCCCCATTTGTCATTGGTCATAAAGCCGACCTCGCGCACCGGGGCCACGTTCTTGTCGTAGACCAAGCGCGCTTCAATCTCGTCCTCACGCCCCCGCAGCATGTCATCACTGACATACATTGGCTCAACGTAGCCGGTGATGCGCTGGGCCAACAACTCGAATAGGTGCGCGCGTTCCTTGTCGTTGCTGGCAGCCTTAAGAGTCGGCGTGATAATCAGTTTCATCTCACTGGCCGTCAGCAACCCACATCTGGCCGCAAGCCATTCGTCGGTGCCCTGTTCCAATTCCTCGTAAACTTTAAACATCTTCTTCCCCTTGTATTCTGGCCGGTCAAGCCAATCGCTACCCATGAGCGCGCATTGCCAAAACAAAGCCAGCGCAAAATGCCACCGGGATCAGCGCCGACACCGTAAGCACAAACAGGTGATTGGTTCGCTGTTCCTGCATGTGAAAGAATTTGATGTCAGTGACGCAGCGCCGCATTTCGCGGACGATATCAAACGCAACGCCCCCGTCTTGGTGAACGGCAATTTCTGCCTGCTTCCCAAGAGTTAGCAGCCGCGCAATTGCGTCTTTCATTTGGTCCTCCAAATACGCAAGCCCTTGTCCATCAAGCGCGAAACAAGCGTCTTGTTGCGGTTCTTGGCACGATAGCGGTTTAGCCAATTGGCAAGCGTCTTGTGCGTTGCGCCGGGAACGAAAAATGAATCCCCCGCCTTCATCGCGTCAAACGGATAAGGGCAGGAACTTAAAGGCGCGCGGGGCGCTGGCACGGGAATACCGCTTACCACTTCATATTCTTGATATTCTTGCGATTTAACGTTTGCTTTGGTTTTTGCCATTGTTGGCTCCTGTTGGATGTTGTTAGCGTGTTCAATTTGCGCTTCGTGCTTTGGTGTGTCAAGCGGAAGAAGCAAAAAAAATTGCATGACGGGCAACCGGCCTTGCGTATTCCTTCAATCCTTAGTAAACTCAAGGACATGAGCACACCTGATTTCAGCCCCAAAGCCGCTGCCGCTGCACTTGGTCTACGGCACGACTTTATCGCCGCCAAACTAGGGGTTCATCCGTCGGTTTATTCCCGGTGGGTGAACAACGTTCGGCCAATTCCAACCGAGTATCACGGGAAGATGGCGCGCATCCTGAAGGTGCGACGCAAACAGATTACGGCTTATTCCTTGAAGGCGGGGATTGATGGCTAATTTATCCGAAATTTTCCACACCCTGACCGCAGCTTGCAGTGATGCCGGCGGGCAAACGGCGTGGGCTGAAAAGAATGGGATCAGTCCCACTTACGTCAGCCTCGTGTTGAACGCCAAAACAGAACCGGGGCCAAAAATCTTGGCCGCGCTTGGATACCGCAAACAAATAAGTTATGAAAGGCTAAACGCATGACGCCTGAAATGGGTGACAACAGCATCAATGCCGACCGTCTGCGGTCTGTGGTTGAGCGCATCGAACGTTTGGAGGAAGATCGCAAGGCGGTCGTGTCCGACATTAAAGATATTTATATGGAAGCCAAAAGCGCGGGCTTTGAAGTGCGCGTGTTGCGGCAACTCATCAAACTGCGGGCTATGAACGAAGATGATGTGGTGGCGCAAGAAACCATGCTGGATATTTACCGGCGGGCCTTGGGCGGAATTTGAATGCAGCACCGCGAACACGATCTTCAGGCAAGCATTAAGGCGTGGGTCAGGCGGTGGGTTACGTCCCCCTGCGTATTCCTTGCCTTTGATCGGTCGCGGGCTACGTCAGAAACCCAATACTTATTTGAGGCAGCGCGCGGCATCAGGGCCGGCACACCCGACACGGTGCTGTTGTATCCTGACGGGAAGTGCTGGTGGGTTGAGTTAAAGGTTGGCCGAAACAAGGCGCAAGAAGCCCAACTGGCTTTGCACCTCGAAATGGCAGGCGTCGGCCATCATGTGGATATTATCTACACGGTGGCCGATTACGCGAATGCCCTGTATGCAAAGGGACTGACGTTGCATGCTCGCGGGCGGGAAGAAGCCGCTGCCCTGGATCGCAAATTAGCGGCGAAGTGGTCGGCAGGAAAAGAAGACGGCGTGAAGAAAGTTATTCCCGGCGCTGCGCGGGCAACGGGACGCGAAGCAAAAAAGCGGGCAATCGCTAAGATCGCCCACCTTCGCAAAGATGGATTGTTTTTTTAAGCGTGGCCAACGCCGGAAACCGTTGGCATAGGTGGCGCGTCCTCTGTGCCGCCAAACAAACGGTCAAAGTGCGCCTCTGCCTCGGCTTCCCAATCTGGCCGATTGCTGTAGCAGTCAAAGCAAATGCCAGCCACAATCATGCCGGGCGCTGCCTCTGCCTTTTTCTCGTCGGCAACGCCAGCGGTGACAAACGCAGCCGGGGAAAGTTCCTCAAAAAAGACATTGCAACAGCTACACCGGATTTTGCCTGGGTTTTCTTTGACCTTTTTCAAAAAATCAAAAGCCGCCGCGTGTTGCTTGGGCATGCGCGTTTGATTTTCGACCCACGCCAACAGATTTTTGGCCATTCCTGCGGGATGAATGAAAGATAATTCAATCCGCTCGCCATATTCGATTTGGTCGTAAAACTCTTGAATGGCCTTGCCGTTTTTTTCGTTGAGGCTCATGGTTAGTATTCCTCTGGCAAAAGAATGGTGGTGCTGGACCTGTCAGCCTCGGTGATAACCCACACGGTATTTTCGCCGTGGCCATTGCATTCCTCAAGGGGGTTGATGGGATAAGCCGACAAAATGCGGTTGCCCAATTCGATGGCCTGATTGTTGGCGGCCTTGTCTTCGTCGCACACTGCGCCCCACTCGCCGGTCTGGTGCATGCGCAAAATGGCGACGCCATATTGGGGGCCGGACAAACGCAACATAGCCCCGGTGGTTATAACAACGTAGCCAAGATTAAATTTGGCGTCAGGGGCAAGGTCAGCTTCGGCGGCGGTTAATAGCTGCTGAGGTTCGCCAAAATCGGCACCCGCCGCCTTTGCGGCCTCGTAAAGCGCCTTCTTGGTTTGAAGGCCCACAACAGCGCGGTTTTCTTCTTCGGTCATTTGCTTATTCCTTGGGTGTGGTTCACGGTTTGATTGTGTCACTGCTTTTGTTGTATTGCAACCAGTAATTGAGTGATATTTTCAAGTTTTTCTGATATTTTTTCAAATTGTTCCATGAAGGGCACGTAATCCTCTGCCGGCTGTTGCTGCTTTTTGCGGATTTCGCCTTGCAAGATGTCAATTTGCCGCGCGGTGATGCGACCGGCGTTGGGCTGTTCCATGATCTGGTGTGTGGTCAGCGCCAGAAAGTCATCTTCGCTGCAAATGGGCGGCTGCATGTTGCGCAACACATTGGCCGCGCGGATTGGAAGGTGGCTCGTGTGGATGAGGTTTTTCAGATAGTCGTTCGCGGTCATTGCTTCGGTTCCTTGTGTTTCGCGTGATGCCAGCCAGTGGACCACCAAAAAGCGCGGGTATCGGTGGACAGGCTGGAGGGGCGGAATAGGTCGCCCTGCTTGCGGTGTGGGTTGTCGGTGAGTTCCGCGCGCTGTGTCTGCGCGTGGAACCCCTGGCGATAAGTTATACGCAACGGGCGACGCATGGCCTACAGTGTGCCATACTGGCCGGCTTCCTCCATCAAGCGATCACGCGCAAAACGATACATGCGCGTCAAGTTTTGGGCATCCTGTGGCGCACTAAAGAGGCGAGCGGCGCGACAATGACAGGCTTTAATTGAACGGCGCAGCGCAATGGCGGCATCGTATAGCGCGCTACTGTCGCCGCGCGTGATGTAGAAGGACAATTTTTCATCGTGCGCCTTAACCCATCGGCGTCGGCAACTGGTCAAGCCAAGCAATATTTTTGCCTGCTCGGTCAGACCGCTAGGCTCTGCAACATCTGGCGGGTTGTGAGGAAGCAGGGTCCAGCCGGCGAGCAGATCCGGTGCAACATCGGCAACGGGCGGCTTTGACGCGGGGGGTGCAAATGCCGATTTGGGTTCCTCGGACAAAAACGCCAGCATATCGCGGGCGGTTTGGATTGCTTTTGCCGGGTCGTTCGGCGTGGCTTCCAGGGCCAGCCGCAAGGCTTCTTCGCGTGTCATGGTTGATTGTCTCCGTGGTCAAGCGGCCATCCGCTTGAAGTCCGCGCGGTTGCCAGTCGCGCGGGTTTCAAGCGGGTGGGTTAGACTGCCTGAAATACGGCGTATCCCGCTGCGGCTAGGCGGTCTTGCCAAGCCCAGCCTCCATTTTTGGCCATTGTGTCCGCAATCGTGCGGCGGTGGCGGTCAATGGTGCAATATCGCTCGTTTTTGAGCAATTTGAACGCGGGTGCTTTCACGGCCTCGGTTGCTTTTTCCATGGCCGCGCTGCCTTTGTCGTAACCGCCTCCCGCCGCGCTGCCGCGCACCATATCGAGGCCGATGATGTGCAAATAGACGTACAGCCGGCCAGAGCCGTCTTGCGGGTATTTCATAGACACATTAGCAATGTGCTTGCCGGTGTGTTTTTCCGCGATCACCCAAGCGGCAACGCCACGGAAGGCGCGGGAATACCAGTTATAGACGGCTGTGTTGTCGGTCTTGTTCATTGGTTCGCTCCATCTTCTTCATCGGTTGTGCATGCCAGTCCGTCCGGTGTTGCTCCCCAGGCAATCACCCCGCCGCAATCCCGCACCCGTTTGACAAGTGCGAGCGTGGCGCGACATGCCGTGAAGTCGTCGCGTTCTGGCAATCCTACGTTACCCATTTTCATTTCGTGTGCAAAGTCCTCCCATGCTTCGGCTTCGGTTTCCCCTGTTGCCCATATGGCTGTGTCATCATGGATTATGTATGGCATGGGTGCTTATTCCTTGGGTGTGGTTTCGGTGGGTGGGATAAAGTCAGGGCTTTGTATGAAGTCGCATTCCTCCGATATGGTGCGGGTGCTCGCCGCTGAGGTGGCAAACAAGCTCACAAGAGCGCGGCAGACTCCGGTTTTATGTTCTCCGTGGGGTTCATCGCGAAAGATCATGCCCATGGCGTAGGCTAGGATTGCCGCGCCAAACTGCGGGCTTTCGTCAATTCCTTCGCAATAAGTTTTCAAGGCTTTGAGGACTGGAATTGTGCCATAAAACACATCTCGGATGTCCTGGGTTCGCCGCGCGGTGTCGGTGGCATCGCGGTCCAGTTCGGCAATCAGGTCGGCAAATTGGTTTTTCATCGGTGCTTATTCCTTGGGTGTGGTTTTGCGGGTGGTGCGGGTGACGGGTGGCAATAAGTTTTGCTCAATTAGGTCGGCTGCCTCGGCATAAGCGGCGGCGCGGCTGTAGCTGGCTTCGGCTGGGGTGAAGCCGTGCGCTGCCTGCATGGCGCGGGCGGTCTCGGTGCTGCGTTCGGCTTTGGTGCGCAGTAGGGTGGCAATGTCGGCGGGGGTCATGTGGTTAACTCCGTGTTTTGATTTCGTAGTGCGGCCAGCGTCCTGAGACACTGGCTTGGGTGCCAAAGCCTGAGAATGCCTCGGCCAGCCATGCGCGGAATGCCCGGATCTCGCCGCGTTCAATCCGGTAAGTCCAGCGTTTGCCGTCGTGCTCAACGCAAGCCCGGCCTGCGTCCGGGTCGCCGGCAAAGTGCCAGTGCGGTTGGCCTTCGCGGGCGGCTGAGATTTCACAACGTAAAGCGTAGTCGGTCATGTGGTTTGCTCCTTTAGTTATTGGTCGCGGTCAAGCCTGAAGGCTTGCTAGTGCCGGCGCGGTGTGGTGCGCGCCGGCAAGGGCAAGGCTAGGCTGCCTGGGCTTCGGGTTCGTCTGCCAGTCCGGGGCAGCCCTGCTTGCGCAGCGCTGCAATTTGCGCGTCGAAGGCTTTGATTGGGTCGCTGCCTGCCTTGGTCGTTTGCGCGCTGGGGATGACGTATGCGCCACGTTCGGGGTCGGCTACTAGCGGGCAGGGCGTGCCCATGCTGCCACCGAGTCCGCGCCAGTGCGGAATTGATCCGACGAGGGCAAAGCCAATCCGGCGCAGCATGGCGGGATGGCCGATGCTGAAAGCTAGTGTCGAGAGGTTTACCGCTTGGTCTGCTTGTTTGACGCAAACCGCAACCTCGGTGCGCAGTTCGGTGCCATTGGCACGCCACACCCAGAATAACTCAACGCGATAATCTGCCGCTTCGAGCGTGTCGATGATCGCAGCGGCGCTCGCTGCATGTGCTTCCATGTCGGCGGCGCTGACGCTGGCAGAAAGCGCACCATCGACGGACAACGACAAAACACGGGGGGTGTTGGCTTGGCCGAGGCGGCGCATGTTCGCGGGATTGCCAGATAGAAAGCGGCCGACGCTGGGGTAGGCTCCTGCCACGTCCCACCTAATAAGTTTTTGAGCGGCGGGGCGGTCGGCTTCAATGCGGCCGCGAATTGCGGCGGCGCGGTCTGCACCTTCAATCCAGCCGTCGCGCAGCATGTCGCGCGCGGCGGAAAAAGTCGCGCCCGCCCAACGGTTATCGGCGCTCTCCCAGGCAAATTTATCCCATGCGCCAACGGGCGGCGAGGTCGGCGGGATGATCTCGGAAACATCCGCATAATGTGCGGCGACGGCTGCCTTGCGGTCGCCATTGCCTCGCAGGTCCAGAAAGCCGCCGGGCAGGTGCGCGCTGTAGAGGTCTGAAGTGTGATATTTATAAGGGGGGCGGGTCATTAGTTTTTGCTCCTTACATCGCCGCTTTGATGCGGGTAACGTCGGCTTCGGACAAGCCACGCCAAATGACCATCTGCTCCACCTCGGCGCGGGTGATGCCGGCGGCAATAAGTTTTTCCCCAAAAATTGACGCGCGGGGACTGACAACGTGGCGAATGTTGAGTTTTTCAACGGCGCCGCGAGCTGATTGCACGTAGGCGAGCCATGTGGCGTCGTTGCAGAGCATGCGCTCCAGCACGGTGTCGTATGGCCATTCGATAAAAACGAACCGGTCGAGTGTTGCTGCGTCTAGTTGCGAGCGGCCAACGTATTGCCGGTTTGCGCCACTGCCGAAGGTATTTGCGGCGGCGATAAAGCGGAAATCTTTGTGCTTTTTGACGGGAAAAACGCTACCGGGGAAAGCGCAAACGCCATTTGCGAGCGCAGCATTTAGCGCGAGCAAAGCGGCGGCATCGCTGCCGTCGATTTCGTCGGCTAGAAAAACGCCACCATTTTCGAAAGCCTCGCGGAAAGGGGTCGCGTTGTATGCGCCTCGTGCGTCGACGAAGCCCATATACTCGTGGGCGCCGGATGCTGCGCCTTGCATAAAAAATTTAAAGCCCAGCGCCTCGGCAACTTGCTCGGCTGCGGTGGTTTTGCCGCTCCCCGCCGGGCCGACGATATACGCAGCGAGGCCTGCGGCGACGGTTGCTAATAGTTTTTCGGTCAGGCGGTGGCGCAGGGCGGGGAGTTCGCCGCGCGGCTCATCGTTGATGTGGATGTGGACCGGGCGGGGCACGATATGATTTTGCAGTTCGTCGCGCACAATTTCGGCGACGGCGGCGCGGTCGAGTTGCTGGCCGCCCATGAAGCCGGCGATTGCAGCAGCGAGCGCGGCGGCTGCGTCGGGATTGGGTGCGGGCGGTGTCGTCGGTGTGGTCATGGGCTGCTTTTCCGGTGCGGGGGTGGGTGCGGGGGTGGGTGTTGGGGTGTCGTCGTCGGTGCCTACGAGCGCCGCAAGCTCGGGCGAGGTGCGCTTCAGCCACCAGTGCGGCAGGTGCGCGAAGCGATTGTCGCTGTCATGGCGCGCGCTTTTTTTCGGAATCCAGGCGGTGAAGGGCTTAAAGGTGGTATCGGGAAAATCGACAAGTTGCTGCACCATGATTTTTAGCGCGCTGTCAGTCGTGCCAACAACAGAGACGCGAGCGTACAATCCGGGCACAAGTGACATCAGTTTGATGTCAGTCGTATCAGCCCACACGGCGGCGAGGTCGGCGAGCGGCAGGGCGCGAGCTACGCTGCTGCGGATGCCGTGCGCAGTAAGCCACTGGCAAGCCGGCTCTTTGGTCGCCGCGCTGATAGTCGGCAGGTAGTCGCTGTTGCGCGGGCCATAAATCGCCACCGCCGCCGCTAGGGCCTCTTCGGGTGACAGTCGGGGAGTGCGAGCCATGTGGTGTCTCTCCTTAGTTTAGTAATAAAGGCCAAGCGCCACGGCGGCGGCAACGGCGGCGAGCACGGCGGCGATGCGGCATGCGTGGCAAGGCTGGGCAGGGTAGAGGCCATAGCGGATGGCGGCGCGGCGCCGGCGCAGTTCGCGGTGTGTGGGGATGGTCATGTGCGTCTCCTGTTTTGACGGTTAACGGCGGACGTCGATGATCGCGTCGATCTGCGTAATCATCGCAGCGCGGTGCTGCATCACTGCAGCGTAATCCAGCGCGCCGAGCGGATTGCCGCCTGTCGAGCAATATACGGTGCTGCCGACGAGCACGGCGGAAAGGATGACGCTGGCGACGATGGCGGCGGCGAGTTGTTTAAGTGTCATGTGCGATTGCCTCTCTTGTGGTCGGTTGATGTGGAGGATCAGCGCATAAAGACGTAATCAACCCACTGCAAGCGTTTTTTATTCTCCTGCGTTTTCAACAAGTTGCTATGGGGTAAATCCACATGCAGAACGGAACGAGGGCGGAAAGATAGGGGGTTGGGGTGGGTGGTTGTTTTGGTGTCGTAATGGGGTGGGTGGCAATCGGGGGATAGGGTGGCGGTGCGCTGTTCCCGATTGGACATAGCGCCAGGTCTGACGGTGGTGGCCGGGGCAATACTTATTGACGGGGTGGTAAAATTTGGGGGGGTAGATTTTCCCGCTATCTGCTCAGACAGCCCGCCGTTCCACCCGCGCGCTATTCCTGTTTGGACATAACGTCGGCCGGCAATCAGCACAGCATCGGCATGCTAACGGGGTGGAGCCTGCACCACCGGCTAGTATCTAACGATATCAAAGCCTTAGCCTGACCAAACCACCCCGCCGGCAATAAATAATTCCATAATACCTCTTATGCGACATGTAAAAGCCAATGATATCAACGACTTGCGCAATCGTAACGGTTTCATTTCCTATCCTGGCCCATTACAATTGTAACTGATGATAAGGGGAGGGGGAGGGGGGGGCTTCGTCTCAAAAAAGAAACGGCAGGGGCTATGTCAAAAGACCGCCCAGCACCGACCGGGCACCCCCATTCGGGGGCGTTCGAAAATTTGCTGGCCAAACCCCCATACATTCCAGCCAAAAAACCACGCAGCCTTTTAAACGGCCATAGAGCGGCTTCACAACCCCTTCTGGTCCTACCTAACACGCCGCACCCCACACCCACCCACACGGTCAAAAAAACCGGCCTAGCGTTGATGTTATGGCTATACCCCCCCCTTCGCATACACACCCAGCCCGACCAGCGCATACGAAAAGACCCACCCCGGTCTCCCGGAATGGGTCGAATCGTGCCTCCCAATGGGTTGGATTGGTAAAATGGGTTACCCCTTACGAGTTACCCTGAAATGGCAGAAATGAAATGACACTTAGAGTATAGCTACTGGCAGAGACCCCTCGCACCCATCCAACCCATTTTGGACCCCTTTTTGGGGGAATAATTCATGGTTTCTTAAAAACGCTCCAACGCACGACGCCACCGGACGCCATGCCCATTTTACGAACCATAAAGCCACCTACGATGCGGCCTTCCTTGCTGCGAAGGTAAGACGCCAACTTCCTGCTATCCCCCTGTTGTCGGCTCTCACTGACGCGCAGCACGATCTCCCGCATTAAGGGATACTTAAACTGCCCAGGCTCCCCCGGCTCATCCGAAAACAGCCGTTGGCCCACGAGGTCGATCAACTCTGCCGTGGTGAACGACATGACAACATCAAACTCAGCCTTCCACGCTTCGATCAATTCGCTCAATTCGCTCAATTCGGGGTCGTCTTCCCGTGCCTGCTCCATCGAATCGCACGGGTCCGGGCAGCCGAGCCACACCAAGGCCGAACGGACAAAGTTGGACCAATCTTGGAAAGACGCCAGCCGGAGATCACGCGCCCCCGGAAAGCCAGCTTTCGCATGGGCAAGCACGATTGTGAGGCATGCAGCCACATACTCTGCCCGATTGTTTAAGACCTGCTCGACAGGATCAAAGTCAAACTCGCGCAGTTCCGGGCGTTCTAGGCCGGCGTCTAGGTTGGAGAGAATCGCCCGCCGTGTCATGTCGCCGCGCACACGCATTGCGTTGCCGGTGGCAAATATGGTGGCGCGTGATTCGATTTCGATGATCTCGGACGTGCCCAGCGGCCTGATCTGGACAATGGGACGTTCGATGGCTTGGCAGAGAAGGTCACCGCCCAATTCGCCGTTCACGTTGTCCAGGCAGATAATGGGGTGGGCGGCAATGAGCAGGCCACCCAGCCGCTTTTCAGTTTCTTCTTCGGTCTTGGCCACCGTCGCCACCGGACACGGACGGCCCGTGGCGATGGCGCTGGCCACGTCGGCTAGATAAGTCTTCCCGGTGCCGGCTGTGCTGGCGCGGAAAGCATGCATAGGCGCAACCGAGACTGCCCCACGAATGACCGGCGTGATGACGGCGGAAATGGCCACCGCCTCGTCGGTCGGGGTGACGAAGGGAAAGTTCTTCAGCAGCCGTTGCAATTTCTTCAACGCCGCAACGGCATCGTCCTTCCTTAGTTCCTCTGGTATGTGGGCCATCACATCCAGCTTGGCGTCGGCGGCGTGAAACAGCCGTGTGGCCGCGTCGTAGCCATCTGCCGTCAGCAAACTGCCGTCCGGCCTGAGTGTGGGTGTTGTGATGACGCCGGCAACCCGTGGAAACTTCCACAGCCCATTGCGTGACAAAATAGTAACTGAAACGGCGGATGGTGGGTCGATGCGCACCCAATCCGCACTGCGCTTGTCGAACCGCTCCCACTCTGCCGCCTGACAAAGCCGGTCGGTTAGTGCGGCCGCGCCGATCTGTGACAGCCCCGCAGCTAATGTGGTTCGGCCACGGGATGCCGGCACTTCCGTCAGGATCGGACGAACGATGGACTGACCGCGCTGGTAAATGGGCATGCCCGAGTCAACCAACGCCTGCTCGCCCTTGGTGGCCACCTTATCGAGTTGGCCGGCGATCACCTTAATGGTGACCGCCTTGTCCGTTGGGGTTTTCGATGGCTT